ATGCCCGCCGCCGGGATCGAGATTAAAACATCGACTATGCATGTAGAGGCCGCCATTCGAGTTATCTCGGGACGAGGGTTCAATTCCCTCCGCCTCCATTTGATTCCCGCAACGGGAATCGAACCTGGACAAAAACTCGGACAAAAACTCCTTGCTTTTGTCCGAGTTTTTGCGTCCAGTCTGTGGCATGAGCCAAACAAAGACAGGGCGTAAGCAAAAGCACCATATCGATTCGATGACCGGCGAGCCGGTTGTCGGTCTTACCCGTCGCCCGGATGGTCGCTGGCGGACCATTGGGACTCATCAGACCTTCCGAGAGCCTGATGAACAAAAGGCTATTGCGCGCTTCCGCCAATCGCTCGATACGCCAGAAGCAAAAGCCACCCGTATAAACGACCTTCAACGCCTCGAATGGCTGGGCGAGCAGTCCAGTGTTTCTAACGGCGACTTCTGGATGTTTGTCGCTTCCGAGATTCGTGCCCGTCCAAAATTCGTTGCCGAACAAACCGGCATCGAACAAATCGGCTACCTCACTGACCTTCAACCGCACGAGCCTCTGCCGTCCCCGGACGAGCTGGCAAAATGCTGGATGGATCATTCCGAGGTGACATCGCGAGAGAAACGCCAGGTGCTCGCAGCCTGGGCAGATTTCCGAGAGAGCACCGGAATAACCGGATTGCGAGAAATAACCCCCGCAAAAGTTATCGAGTTCCGGGACGAGGTTTTTAAGAGGGGGATTTCCGGCAAGACCCAGCAGCACCTTTTCAACCGCACCCGACGTATCTTTACCTTTGCAGCATCCCGCGCCATAGCGGTTAAGGCGTGCAATGACGCTCTCGTTTCCCTCAAACTTCTGACGCCAAAAGATTCCACCGTCAATCTGGACCCCCAGCCGGTTAGCCCGGAGGACTTCACGTTGCTTCTGAAAAAAGCGGTAGGCGACGACCGGGCATTATTGTTGCTTTGCCTCAACTGTGCTCTCTATCTTCAGGAAGCAATGCACCTGGAATGGGACGATATTCGGGACGGATGCCTGGTAACTAATCGAAAGAAAACGGGGAAGTGCTTGAGGGTTTCCGTCCTATGGCAAGAGACGCTTGAGGCGTTGAGCAAGATGGAACGCAAGGGAACCAATATCTTTTACTCTTATCAAGGTGCCCCGCTTACGGTATCAGGGGCAGGGAAACGCTTCCGAGCGTTGAGGAAAGCGGCCGGGGTATCCATTGAGGTCAAGGCGAATAACTTGAGGGACGGGGCATACACCGCCGCAGTCGCCGCAAACGTCAACGAAGACCTCTGCCGATTGCTTGTGGGACACCGGACGGCAGGACTGAAAGATCACTACTGTAAAAGAAACCCGCAAATGGTGGCACCGGCCTGTGAAGCGATTTATCGCCATTATTTTGGTTGATGATCGGAGCGGATCAGTCTCTTCGCTTCAAACCAGGTCGGGTGTTTAACAGTCAGCTTTAGATATTCAAAGATGTGCTCAAGCAGTTTCGAGTTTATGCCCCCAGAAGATCTTCCGCCGAGGAAGGCATAGAGAGTGGTCTTGCCCACCTTGCCCTCAAGACCTTTTACTAAATCCCGCAGTGACAAATGCCGGTAGGACATCGCGGCTCTGATTTCACGTCGGAAGCTCATCCCATAAAACATCCAGAGCAGCATACCCGTTTTCCGCAAAACCGGAAAATCTTCGCACGTCGGCGACACTTAACAGGTGATAATTCCACGTTTTAGATCCGACGCACAATCCTCCACTGTTGAACTCCTGCACCAACGAGGGGATGGCCAAACGAGTGTCTGAAAATGTTTCCGGCGTCGTCTGGCGGAATTTCAATAGGAGTTATATATGTCCAACCCGAAGGATTCTTCACCAGTCCGAACTTTAGTTCGGGAGGTCACTGCACAAGTGGCCGAGAAAATCGAGCACCTGAAAGTGCTGTTCCGCCAAGAAACCGCCCTGGGGTTTGAAATCGGTGACTCCATCGTGGAGCTGGTAGACCAATGCGGATGCAAGCAGTCATTCCTGGCCGAGAAGCTGGGGCGCTCCGAGGCCACCATCAGCGACTATGCAACCATCGCCCGGCTCATCCCACCAGCCGTTCGACGCCTCGATGTTCCCTTCACCCTCTACATGGTAGTGGTCAGAGCGGCGCGGCGGGTTTCGACCCGGACAGAAAACGCCACCGGCAAGCCCTACCCGATCGACGTGGTGGCTGCGGTGGACGATATTGTCGCCCGCAAACTCACGATGGTCAGCGATATGATCCGCTATTTGCGGAATAAGGCGCGGGAATCAAGTGGATGTGAATATCGATGTATACCTGGATAACATCGTGATAGGACGCCAGGAAATACGAGATGCGGTATTGGCGGAACATGCCAAGGGCAGGCCCTGAAAATCGCCCCACTGTTTAGCCTCTTTCGCAAGGTAGTAAGTCGCTCGACCCGACTATCAGCATCCTTTCCGGCGGCAGCGTGTATGCGGTGGTCGGGCACGATAGACGAGTCCAGTAGGGGGCTGGACTCGCTATTTTGCCTTTGCTTCCGTGCCCGGTTTGTTTTATTCATACCGTTATTTCGGAAAGAACGGTGGGAAACCATTCGCTTGGCACACAAATAAATTATTACAAATTGTGTGAAAGGCGAAAGGATAATGCCGTGGATAAACGAAGTAGTGTGTTAGATGGCAATAAATGCCCTCTACGGTTTGCCGCCGTGTATCCGGAATTCGTTGTGTATCATTGACCTCAAAAGAGTCAGCTCGACGATGCAATAATCGATTCAACACCTTTTCCGGGTACAGAGCCAAGGCGGCAAACCTTGGCTCTATTTTTTTACCCAATGGAAAGGGACACACGATGGATCGCACATCAACCACCGAACATTTTGACAAATTACGGCAATACCTCGCTATGGCGGAAAACGACTTCGCTATCGAGGAAGATTTCTTCGCAGCAAGTGAAATACTAAACGTCGTTTACGAAGCAAACTATTTATTCAAAACGCTTCTCGCCTCTACCAAAGGGGGCAAGCACCATGAATAAACCAGAACCGAATGCAGACAATCAACTAAAACTTCTCGCCCTCGGACTTATCGACTCCCGGACGGCTCAATGGATCGCAGAAACACCCCAACGCTTTACCGGAACCTATCGATTACTCGCCGATGCTATCACTTACAAATTGTGCAAAGGGGAAGCGCCTGGCATCAGTAGGCCCGAATTTGAAAGCTATCTCAAGCAAGAGAAGAAATTCAACGGACACGAAATAGCATCGCACTTTCCGGCCCATAACGGTGCAACGGTATTAACCGCTAAAATTAGACCGGATGCGTTTCACATCGTATCTGCCGAATTGGAGCAATACTGTACGCAAAGGGACAATCGCGAACGAGGAGCTGCACTGATACGGGCTGGCGATCATCAGACCGGCCTTGCGATGCTCGCCGAATCGGGAGTAACCGAATCTCGGCTACAAGCTATCAGCAGCGCACTGGTAGCAACCGACGATGCGGAGATTATGCCGCCTGAAGTTGACCCCTTCGCGGAACAAGTCACGATACCGCTATCGAGGCAACGGCTCCCAGCACCAATTAGCGACATTATAGACTATCTGGCGGTACGAACATCGGAAAAGCCGTCTGTCAAGCACCTTGTTTGTGCCGCAGCGATACTGTCTTCCGCTATCGGGAAGAATGTCAAATTTCACAACTGGGGAACAGACTATTACACAAACTTCGCAGCGGTATGCCTCGACCAAAGTGGCTCAAACAAAACCGGGCTTTACAACACGACCTTTAGGTTAGTCAGCGAGCTCCGGCAGACCTACGCCCCGGCGACCGCCACTATCGAAGCCTTTGTGGAAAATTACTGCGAACACGTACCCGCAGATAAGAAAAGGTCCAGCGAAGAAACACGACGCCTCAAGGCGGCGATATACGAGAAACACGACGCCAAGCGAAACGGCGAACTCGTTCTCATCGACGAATTTCGTGCATTTCTCCTGACGATGGTGCCGGCCGAACAAGCAATCCGAAATGGGCAAATCTTTTGCCGATTGTTGGATGCAGCGCCGGTCGAAATGGCAACAATTACATCGGGCGTCCGCGTTCTGGGGAGCACCCCATTTACATTCCTGGGCTTCTCGCAAGCAGACCCCTGGAATACCGAAGTTCGCAACGTCACCCAGCAAGCTGGCGGCCTGGCGGGCAGAATCGTTCCCGTCAATTCTGCGAGGTTCGGAATGACCGGATACCATGCGGAGCCCGCTGACGACGAAAAATGCCGCAAATGGCTTCTGGCAGCCTCTAGGGTCCGTCCAGGCGGACAGACAGCAAACGACAGCGACCCATTTGGCATCGTATCGGAAGCGCCAGCATGCTGGCCGGCAAGCGACACGATAACCGTTACCTTTGGTAACGGGGACGGACTGGGGGCCGTCAAAGAATGGTTTCGCTCGCAGCCGCACCCCATCTATGCGGCGAAGAACAGCCGAGCGGAATACGACCTTTTAGAACCTAAGATTTTGATTCAGGCGGCGAAATTCGCCTCGATCCTTGCTGTGGCTCAAGCCATAGAAACAAACGCATTAGCGAGCGTCCTGGACGCCTCTAAATGGCTCAAGGTTTCGTTCGCTGTAATCGGACTGTCCCATCTTACGAACCTCTACCACGAAGCGCAGCTAACCGAACAGGGCCAAAAACTGGATAAGGTATTAGCGTTCGTCCGCAGACGGCACGGAGCAACGAAACGCGATATCGTTCGGTCAACAAACATGAAAAGTATGGAAGTCGATAACGCGATAGCTCTACTCATCGGATCAGGCGAGGTCATCAGGAAGAAACACGGTAAGACGGATGCCTATTTTCTCCGGCGATAGGCGTTTCGCGGAAAATAATCCTCATTTTCTTGTAAGTGCATAGCAAATATAAAGACTTATAACGATTTAGGCATCAAAGGGCAACTGTCGGTGATTGTGTCGGTGAAGTGTCGGTGGAGCCGAAAACAACTGTCGGTGAAAACCGACACTTACTGACAGAATTATGACAGAATCACCGACACTTGGAGAAATGGAAATACCCTTCAATACCCGTAGTAAAGTAGTAGTATGTAGTAGTTGTAGTAGTAGGTGTCAGTAGTTTTAAGGGGGGGCACCACCCACTTATTAGAAAACCGCATTATTAGCGAAATAATTCATAACCGCTTTTTGCCTGCGCCCGCCTAGCTGATTTTTACCGACACTTGGGAAAAGCGTGGCAACCTCTACCCTACAACCGTTATCGCCGATATAGACAGTTATGTAAGAAATAATCCAATCGTGTCCGAGGGGACACAAGCAATTTTGTCGATAACTAAGTGGGGAGTGGAGTGTCTTCAACGCTGCCCCAGTTATTTCTTTGGACGGTCAGTCTTGACCACGAGCGGCGATTGATGTCGCCGCTCATTTTAGAGGTAATGTAAGGCAATAGTCGAAATAGCAGTTATGCCTCTACCACAAATTATTCAAAACCAACTCACTTACCGAGATAACAACACAACCATCGAGCTACACATCTATAAACGTGATAAAAGTCACGTTATCGCTCTAATCGACGCCTGCGATTTACATTTAATCTCTGGCTTTCGACGCTGGAATGTGTTAGACGGAACCTGTGGACGGCAGTATATCCGCACTACTGTAGCAATGACATCAAATAAAAAAACCATACTTTTACATCACGCTATACTTGGTGGCGTCCCCAAGGGTAAAGAAGTGGCGTTCAAAAATAACAACTCATTCGACTGTCGCCGGTCAAACCTGATTATCACGGACCATTATTTAGTAATGCAGCAACGCTCGCTCCCGGCTTTCAACAAGTTAAAAGTTCGTGGGATTAACAAACATTTTAACCGCTGGTAGCGGCATGACAAAACCGCAAACAAATAGATATGATCCTCGCTAAATAGCCAGTGTCCTTTCAGTTCCATTGTGGTCGCCTGTCGGAGGTCAAACCGACAGGTGATTTTTTATAAAAGGAGCAATCAATGCCATAACAGAATACGAGGTTACACAAGGAGCACAAGAATGGACCCGGCGTCGGCATCAGTCAGTAACCCGTATACTTGCGTCAATACTAATCCCGCCCCCGATCGACAAGCCGAAGCCAATGACCTGATAACACACTTGATGAAAACTCATGCCCCTTTGATCCGAGCCCTCAACGATCCCGATTGCATCACCAAGTCTGGCCGCGTCAAACTAGCCGCTGTCGCACGAAAACTGGGATGCCCCCCAGCAGCCATCACCGAACAACTCAACACAATAAGGTCCACCGTTGCCTACTAAATCACGTATTGACGCCACAATCTTCACCGCCTTGTTCCGCCAACGCCATAAGAACCACAAGGCTATCTGTGCAACGCTCTATCAGCTAGTAGCGACCCTCTCCAAGATGCCCAGCCTGCATTCCCCCGGCCATGAGGATGACGCGATACAGGACGCGCTGCTGCATTGTATTGAGCGGATCGATAGATTCACCTATTCCAAAGACGGGAACGCCTTCAGCTATTACACCAGCGTTGCCATCCACGCCCTAAGGCATTGCCGTGCTAGAAATGGCAAAGAGCGGGGGACGCTACTCTTCAGCCAGTTCAATGACCCAAACGAAGAATAAGAGGAGCGACCAATATGATAACTAAACAAATGCAATCCGTGATCGACCAGATCAAAGAAGAGTTCACCTATGTCGATTACACGAAGCCACAAAAGATAACGACGAAGATCGGTACTCTTATTGTAGAATCGGCACAGATAGCCCTTAAACGCGCACGTGATGATTATCTTGGCAAAAGCGTCCAGTTGCCCGAGAGAAGAAAAGAATCGCTTTAATCGCTCTGTGGTGATACTGGGGGCGGTCCCTACAGGAAAAGCGAGCTCATGCGGAAGAACGTGCCGCTCTTTCACGTATTTTCTCGACTATTTCCGGCTAAATCGGCGTAAGTCGATAAACACTAGAAAACTAAATACGACTATGAGGAACGATATGAAACCAATAACACCGGATGTAGCACTTGCTGACTGTTGTGCCGAGATCATCCGGATTCTCGACAATGGAACACTCTTTGACTACAAGACCTTTAATGCGGAGTTAGCACTTTATCGTGCGGCTTGTCTATATCAGGAAGCAATGGGGAAAAATGAGGATTAAACCGCCTACTGATATCACCGGCGATGCACTCGACGAATGGAATCGCATTATCGCAGCCGTCAAACAAGTCGGTCACGAGATTAAGCCGGCGGATGCTTCCCTACTTGCGACCTACTGTCGGACTTGGACGGTGAACCAGTTAGCCTATAAACATATTCAGGAAAACGGCTCAACTGTCGTTTTAGCTAACAGAATAGTGTGCCAGTCTCAGCAATACAAAATCTTTGAGAAGACCACGGCGCTACTTCGCGGATTACTAGCAGACTTGGGAGCGTCGCCAGCGAGCCGCAAGTTTGACCAGAAGACGGCCGGAGAAGTGAAACCACCTAAATTGGAGTATTAAATCGGAGCAGTAGCGGCGTATTACGAAAGACACTTACGAAACCCGGAAGCCAAACAGTTCTACAACTCGGCAGCTTGGAAGCGAGCCAGATCCACAAAAATTGCCACCGTTTGTTGGTGCGAATACGTTGCTCCCGGCGCTACCGAGCCATGCGGACAGCCGGTAGAACACGTCCACCACATTATCCCCGTTGAGGTCTGTTTAATTTCCGACCGCGACGGCCTGACAAGACAGAATAATCTCTTATCTGTCTGCGCGAATTGCCATAACACCATCGAAAAATCGCTACAGGAATCAACTGTTAGTGCCGTCCGGGGCATTTATCAACCGACCGAAGACGCTGAATACTACTACGATGCCATAGCAGCCGAGCGACCTATCCGGTTTATTAAGAAATACGTCCGGCATTTCGAGGGGAAGTGGGCCGGGCAAACGCTCTTATTACTCGCTTGGCAAAAGCAAATCGTCAGAACGCTCTATGGCTGGACGCGCAGAGACAACGGAAGGCGTCGATTTACCGAAGTGTTTCTTTTGTCCGCAAAGGGCGCGGGAAAAACACCGTTCATGTCCGCTGTCGGGGAATATGAGTTATTTAGTGGTGATGAGCCCGCAGCGCATATCGTTTCAATGGGGACGAACTACAAGCAAGCCAACCTCACTATGGATTTTGCCAAGCGATCCATAAAGCAAGATGAAGCCCTTATAGAGTTAGCAAAGGACACGCAATACGAATTGCGAGTGCCATCGACTAATGCGAAGTGGACAACTATCTCCGGGACGTTTAGTGGTCAAGCTGGTTTTAGACCCTCGACCATTCTAGCTGATGAGGCGTGGGAATGGCCCAATGCGAAACTATACGATTCAGTCAAAGCGAACCTGTTTAAGCGCGAGCAGCCGATTCTTTTTGTTGCCACTAATGCCGGTGAAAGTCGGGAATCGTTTTGTTGGTCGCTTTACGAGCAAGCAAAAGCGGTTTTAGACGGTAAGAGCGAACGCAAAGACCTACTCCCGGCGATCTTTGAGGCTCCGGAAACCCTTCAATGGGACTCGGAAGAAGCCGCTATCGCAGCATGTCCGAGCATCCCGGACGTTATTTCGTTCGATTCGTTGAAGCCAAAGATCATTATTGCCCGTAAATCGAAGGGCGCTGAAGCCGATTACCGCCGATTACACCTCTCACAATGGCGAAAATCAGGCATCACCAAATGGATTGATATGGGTTTGTGGGATGCCGCTACGGCCCTTATTGACCCTGAAGCGATCAAAGATGCTGCACTGTATGTCGGTCTCGACCTGTCGTTAGGGGATGACCTTTGCTCCGCCAGTTTCGTCTACAGCACTCCCAACAAGATTTACCTCCGCAACCTCAACTGGCTTCCGGAAGCAACGGCGGACGAATACGACCGACAACAGGGCTCGCCCAAGTACCGCCCCTGGGCGTCCGAAGGGCATCTAACCCTACTGGACGGCAAAACGATTGGCAGCGTTGCACACAAGGTGATTGCCGCCGCAATTATCGAGGCCGGGAGGGCAAACAAGATCGTCAAGGTTTGCTACGACCGCGCCTATGCAGAGGAGTCCGTCAAGATACTTGAGGCGGCCGGTATTGAGTGCCAAGCAATCGGACAAGGCTGGGGAGTCTCTCCAGGCTGCGCCGAGCTGGAGAACCGCCTCAAAGAGGGAACGGTGGTTATCGAGGCGAACCCGGTCTTCCGGCAGGCGGCAGAGAACGTGGAAGTAAAACCAGACGATCGGGGGAATCGCTGGCCAGTGAAGCCCGGTGCGAAGGGGAAATACGCCGGAACCCGCTCAATAAAGATCGACCCTATCACCGCAACTGTATCTGCATTAGTGGAATCACGTAAACACCAATGGCCAGACGCCGCGAAGGCATACAAGGGGACAGTGCGGTTTGTAAAAATCTGAAACCTAAATACGAAGTATGGGACAAATCATAAATTCCACTAGCGCGGTAGCGGGCGCGACCGCCGGTTATACAGTTGTAGACGTTCCATTTCCTGGCGTTTCCGTTCCCGTTATCAACTCGTATACCACCTTAGCGGTCCCAACATATTGGCGCGCCATAAATTTTAAGTGCTCAAACATGGCATCCTTCCCGCGATCCGTCCGGAAGAATGATATTGACGTCCCGCACCGCCTCGACAAACTGCTAAAGCGAAAGCCGAACCCTTACCAGTCGCCTTTTAGTTTCTGGCGAACGCTCTACTTCGCAAAATACCACTATGCAAATGGTTATGCGGAAATTGAGCGTGATTCACTTTTTAATGTCGCTGCGATTCATAACCGGCCGCCGGAGATAGTCAGTCCCTTTAGGTGGATTGAAGACGACGGCTCAATAAGTCAGTGGTATATCGTTGGCGGTTTACGACCTCACGTTGTTCCCTCGCAGGATTTTATCCATCTGTCAAACTTATCTTACGACGGCATGGTTGGCATCAATCATGTTTGGTTGCACCAGGAAACTTTTGAACGTAGCAGCCTGATAAACCGCTATGTCACCCGTTATCTTGTTAAGGGAAGTGTTATCCGGGGGGCAATCGAGATTGACGCGACCGCCACCGATGCGCAGGTGGAAACGATTTTGAATAACCTCCGCCGAGCCAAAGGCGCGGACGCCGAGGACGATACTTTGCTTCTCACTGGCGGCGCGAAGTTCAACAATAAGTCTGCGGACAACCAACAGTCGCAAATTATTCAGTTGTCGCAACTGTCCACTAAACAGATAGCTCAACTCACGGATGTCCCCAGCCATTTTCTCCTAGATGACAGTGATGGCAAGTATAATGCTAATCCCATTCAAGCCGGTGAAGACGTTGTGCGCTATCTGTTCCGGTTGGAAATCGAACAGGCGGAGGATGAGCTTTTGAAGCTGTTATCCGACGCCGAGCAGGACGCCGGATTTACAATCCACATTGATCCGAACGCGCTCATTCGCGGCGACGTTGTTACAGAGAGCAATATCGTTGTCGCGCTGAAGACAGCCGGCATTATTACGAACAACGATGCTCGAATTGAGCTGGGGTATCCGCCAACGGATGACCCGGAAGATGACAAATTGAAGACGTTGGGAGATACAGCGCCGGCCGTCCGCGAGCTTCCTACGCCGACAACAGTTAGCGAGCCATCGGAAAAGTCCAGTAATTCCTCAAAACCAAAGGCGTCAATAGAGCAGTTCCGGGCGATTCTGGGCGACGTTGGCAGCCGGGTAGACCGTAAGACCGTTAAAGCGACGGAAACGCATCAGGCGAAGGCTGGGAGCGATCCCGAAGGCTTTACCGTCTGGGGGAACGTCTTTGCAGCCGAGCAAGCGACTTATGCGGCGCAGTCCCTTGCTCCGATCCTCGAAACCATTCAATCCGTTATCGGGGAGCCCGTCCAGGCGACTGCCGGGCAGATTGGCGAACGGTATGCCCATCGCCTGCGAACGCATTTCGCGCTGATTAAGCGAAACGAGAAGTCCGAGAGCCCGAATTTACAAACTATCATCCAAGAAATGATTGGGGGAACCACATGAATAACGACCGCCAGACTTTTAGTGCCCGTCAGACGTTTACCACCAAAGCAGCCGATGCGAAGATTAAATTCAGCTCGCGCACCTTTGTATCGGCGGACGGCTCGACAATAGAAATCCCAACGCTTACCGGCTATCCGATTGTCTGGGGGGCCACCAGCAGCGATAGGGGGGGATACAAAGTCCGCCTCAACAAAGATTCCGCAAATTTCACTTCAAGCGTGCTCGCGTTATGGAACCACGATTTTGGTCAACCCCTAGCCGGAACCACTAACCAAACGCTCCGCATACTGGCGGCGGACGATACCGGAGTCCCGATTGAATTGGATCTAGATATGAACACAACGGCTGGGAGAAATACAGCGGCATACGTACGGTCTGAGCTTGTAGGCGGAATGTCTTTCAGCATGGCAAATGGCTTTGAGGATTACACGGAAACAAAAGACGATAGCGGCGATAAAATCGTCAATGCAGCAAAATACACTGTAGACGAGGTAAGCGTTACACCAATCCCCGCATTCTCTGATAGCTCGATAGGAGTTAAACAAGACGATAGCGACCCAGAAGCGCATGACGATCCTGCGCCGGTAGGGACTCCGCCGGTTAGAGGCGGTATGTCCAAGTTAAGTGAGGCTCAAATTAAATTGCGTCAGTCACGGCTAAATACTTTTAGTCTGTAAGGGCGGCAGAGTTTCGACCCAATCAGGCAACACCTTATTTGGGAATCGAAACTATGTTAGACCTTAAAGTATTACGCGAAGAATATACGAACCTTCACCAGTCCGCAGAAACACTAATCAAGAAAGTGGCTGACGAAAAGCGCGAAATGTCCACTGACGAAGTGGCAGAGAACGATAAGCAATTCAAGCGCATGACGGAAATTAAGTCCGTTATGGATCGTCAGGCGAAGCTCGCCGAACACGCTTATAGCGAAAAGAAAGCCGAGGCCTCGATTAGCACCGTTGAACTCCCTTCCGAGCCAGCCGGCAAGGAAGATGTCGAAATTAAAGTCCGCGAACGATTCGACCGCAAGAATTTCGACCGCAAGGAATTTGATAGTGCGGTAAACGAATGGTTCAGAACCGGGCAAATGGCGAAGAAATTCACCACCATCACCGGCAGCACTCAAAGCGGTATCCTGATGCCGGTAGAAGTCGCACCGCCTGTCTCGCCTTCCGCGCTCAACGCATACCGCGAAGGCTTGACCGCCTACGGTATGGATGCCTGGAAGACTCCACGAACCAGCACCTATAACATTCCGATCTTTACTGCGGCCGCAGGATCCGTTTGTGTAGGAACGGCTGTCACCGAATCAGAAAACGAACCAGCTCTTTCAGAGTCGGTGGTTTCCGTCACCGTCACTTATCACTCCGGAAATATCTGGTTTGAAAACCGTGAATTGGAATCCGTTGATTTCGACCTGATGAGCGCAAGCGTTCCCGCTCTCGCCTACTCGAAAGAGTTGGCATTCGAGAACGCGATTAGTACCGCGATCATCGCCGATGGAACGGCAAGCACGATTCCGACCGCTACTGTTACCGGTTTTACTTATGCAAATATGGTAAGCCTCAACCGTTCACTGCCGAAGCGCTACAACGCTTTGAAGGTTATTGTGTTGAGCAAAGCAGCGTATACTGCCGCCGAAAATCTTACTACGACAACCGGATTTCCGATTTTGAATCAGGATGCCCAGAACCAGAACCTTAAGCGTTTTAACGGCACGCCTGTCGTTTACACCGAAACCCTCGCAGCCTTCGGAGCAAACAACGTCATTGGCTGTATCTATTCTTGGATCGGAGCCCGTCTCCGCGATGCCGGCCCCGGCGACGTTCTACAACGCTTCACTCAAGCGTATACACGTCAAGGACAGACCGGCGCTGACCTCTACAGCTACAACGCATTTAACTATAGCTCACTCGCCCTAGTGAAACTCGTCTGTCCAGCGTCTTGAGTTAGTTAGTCAACCTTAAAAGTAAACCGCCGGGCCTAAAGCCCGGCGGTTTACTTTTGTAGGAACCTAAATACCACTATGAAAAGAATAAAAATGATTACGACTATGGCGAACGACCGCCAGACGTTTCACGGTGACAGCGAATACGATGTAGACGACCTTACCGCCCATCAGGCAATTAAAGCCGGTATCGCTATTGAGGTTAAACCGAAAGCACAAAGCGTACTTGCCAAAGCGGAAACGCCAAAGCCTACGCTTCGCGAGCCAAGTACGCTTTGCGAGCCAAAGAGCGATGACGTTGAATTTTCCGATAAGGTCACAAAAGCAGAGAAGAAATAATGAAGTGGAGCGGTACTAGACCTTTATCCCCGGCTCTCGCTACGGACGCACAGATAATGTCTTCGCTGCGCGTCACCACCTTCGATGAGCAAATCTATTGGCAAGACTTGCTGGACGCTTGCACCGAGTATGCCGAAAACGCCCTCGATAGTAGTTTGCTAACTCGCACAATTACCGCGACCTACTTTGAGTATCATACGACGCCGCTGGGATTCTTCGGATACGACGGATACTATCCACGCCTTTTGCTGTTGCCGCGAGGCCCGGTTCAATCCATTACTTCAATTACCGATGCCAACGGGAACGTGATCAATTTTAACTGGGAAACCTACGGCAATAGCGACAAACTCCGGATGCTGTCCGGCTACGTTGCTCCGCTAACAGTGGTCTATCAGGCAGGCTACGGAGACACCGCCGACAATGTTCCGTCTGATATCCGTATGGCGATCAGGACTCACGTAGCGACGTTATTTGAGCAACGCGGCTCAACGGACGAAAAGGCAATTCTTGCCGTCCCGCATTCCTTGGAAGCGTTCTATCAACTGCGCCGACGTTCTTGCTATGTAGCGTAATTGTGACTAATGCCGAAGCCTTTGAGATTGATAGGAAATTTGTGTTTATTCGGATGCTCGAAACCATCGCTAATGACTGTGAGTGTTATTTAGCGGGCGAAACCTACGAGCCGATAGACGCGATTGCAGTGCATTTCATTCGCCAAAAAGTAGCCATTCAAACTACACAACCACCCGAAGTAATACAGCGATTACTTGACCGTCTGGACTATGGGGCCGGAAAGACCTGTCTATTTCTCCCGTTTTGCGGCGAGTTCGGACACCTTGTAATGACCCACCTTCGGATCGTTCATTTTCACAAAGCATCGTGGAAAATCGTTTGTTGCCGGCCGGGGGAGCAAGTCCTATTTTCCTCCGCGCACGAGTACGTGATTGACTGGACAGACCCCGTTCCTGACCTCAAGCGGATCGGCACCATGCGGGACCACAAAATCCCGTGGCTGGAGCTCGCCGCTCGCTTCCCCGATGCCGTTCCAATCGACGCCGGCGGCCTGTCGCCAAGCCAAGAACTCCATTGCATCAACGCCGCAGAACCTATCCCATTCGCTCCCAGGCTTCGCAGGTTGCGTCCGGACGTTGTATTGGGCGTTAGGCATCGAGCGCTCTTCCCCGAACGCAACTGGCAGCACTGGCAGACCCTCGCGGATGCTCTTACCGCCAACGGGCTGACGTTCGCCACAATGGGCGATAAAGCCACGTCGCCGGGACTCCTCGGCCAGCAATACCATACCGGCGACCTCGATACCGATGCTGCGATTGAATCCCTACAGAACTGCCGCCTTTACATTGGGACCGATACCGGCGCATCGCACCTGGCGGCAACCGTCCGTTGTCCTATGGCGGTATTCAGGACCGCAAAGGGGAACTCCCGCGACCTTTTCCCCCAGATGGAACAACGGAACCCCGGACAAGTCACAATCCTTCCACCTACAGCTTGGAACGATCCAACCGAAGTGATATCCGCCGCAACTAAATACTTGTATGCGGATCGGAAAATTACGCCATTCAATCACAATCGATAAATACTCTCCCACGGTCGATACCGCCACAAATGAGACCGTGGATACGTACCAGCTCGCTAGCGACGAATACGGCACGCCATTAACCTTTTGGGCAGAGATTAGACCGCTAACGGGGAGAGAACTCTTAAACGCGCAGGAAATCGTTGATGATGTTTCGCACCAAATAACGATGCGATACACCTCCGATGTCGATAGGGAAGACCAAATCCTATTCGACGGTCATACCTATGATATCTCTGCGGTTCTTAACCCAGATATGCGCAATATCTCGTTAGTTATTCTCGCTAATGAGGTGTTCTGATGATGCAGAACATAACGATTAAGGGTCTAAACGAATTGCTGAAAAAGCTTGAGAATTGTGGCAGCGAGAAAAAGCACAAACCAATTCTCCGCAAGGCAGCTCGTGCCGGAATTGCGCCGGTCGTCAAAGCAGAAAAAGCGGAATGCCCAGTCGATGAGGGAGCGTTAAAACGAAGTATGGATAGGAAAGTCACCGGGCATGGATACAAAATCTCGGCAATCGCTGGGGCGGATATCAACTACGTTGAAGGGGACGAGCGTCCAGGCCGCTACGACCATTTAGTTATTCACGGTCATGCTACGGAAGACGGGGGAGTAGTTCCCCCTAACGATTTTATCAGCAGAGCAGCAGAGCAATCGCTCGGCAAAGCTCAAGATAAATATGTCGAAAAGCTCAAATCAGAGATAGAGAAACTGGCGACGGATAAATGATAGAAGCGACTTTGATTGATATTCTCACTGCGAACTCATCGCTCTACTCGCTTATTGGCGGGAGAATTCGCCCCTTTACGGATACCACCGTTACCGCAAAACCCTGTCTGACGTATTGGCGGCCGAATACCCAGCGACCGTATAGCAATGACGGCCCGACCGGGCAGGGACTTGTTACGTTCCAATTGGACGCCTGGGCGGCGGATGCCGCTACGGTATACGCTGTTATGCACGCTGTTCGTCAAGCTCTGGATGGATTCTCCGGGATCGTCAATAGCACTCAGATTGACTTTATTCATGTTATTGACCAGCAAGACCAACTCAATACTCCCGTTAGGGCTGGCGAGCAAAAAGGTATACAGCGCTCAACGATGCAAATTCTGATTAGCTATACGGAAGACCTTATCGCCGTTGGTGGCTCGGCATTTGATAACGCATTCTCGTAATCGCTAAATACCACTATGCCACCACTGGATAATGCCGAACTGATAGCGTCTTTTCCTGATAACACATCTGGGGAGATTCACGCCAGCAACCTCCGTGACTTTGTAAATAGCGTTCCATTGTTAGTGGATGGTGGCAATGGAACATCAGGCTTTAGTGGTTATTCTGGCTCGCAAGGCAGTAATGGAGCGACAGGGATGAGTGGTTTCTCTGGCTATAGCGGCAAAAGTGGCTTCTCTGGTTATTCAGGTGCGACTGGAGCATTCACTAACCAATCCGCCAATAAAATCTTTTCTGGTCCGGCAACCGGCAGTCCAGCAGCCCCGACTTTTCGCACTTTAGCAGCAGCAGATACACCAGCCGTATTACCGCTCACAGGTGGGACAATGGCAGGTGGCATTTACTTCGCAGGTGCAGCCGGTATTTACCTTAACGATGGTTCAGGAACAGGTGCGGAAAGCCAAGCCATTGACATGGACGGTGGTTCGCTCAATTTTGATGAGGCGTGTGCTATTGTAGCAGACGGCACTAACGCTGGAAATCTGGATATCAACGCAAATGCTCTCTACCTCAATGCACCAATAAACACAATCACAATGGCGGGTGGCATTGTAATCTATAACAGCGTTCAATTTGCCAACGCCTCTTATATTCAAGAGGCGGGCACTCCCTCAACCCAACTCCAGTTTCATTCGATGTCCGGCGACGCATTATTTAAGAGTCACGTCCACCTAATGGGAACTCACCTTCTCGAATGGGATGATGGCATTTCCACCGACCCGATTGATACCACAATCGGCAGAACAAATCCATCAGAAGTGACTATTGGGAACGGCAGTAGTGGACTCGGAAACCTCGTTGCGAATCAAATTACCGCCACCACGTTTGTAGGTGGTGGTATGGGAACATCTGGCTTCTCCGGCTATAGCGGTAGTCATGGAGCGACTGGAACAAGTGGCTTCTCTGGCTTTAGTGGCACTAATGGTACTGTAGGAACAAGCGGATTTAGTGGCTATAGCGGCACTAATGGAGCAACGGGAACATCTGGCTTTAGCGGCACTAATGGTGCGACTGGAACTTCTGGTTTCTCTGGCTATAGCGGTAAGAGTGGCTTCTCTGGTTATTCAGGAACCTTTACAAATCAAAACGCGAATAAAGTCTACAGTGGACCAGCAACAGGTAGTGCAGCATCCCCGACATTTCGGACATTAGTAGCCAATGATACACCCGCCGCTCTCCCGCTCGCAGGTGGGACGATGAGCGGCGTTATCAATATGTCCGGTCAGCAAATAAACATGAACGATGGCAGCGGCACCGGTGGAGGCAGCATTGAGTTCGACGGCGGTCAACTAAATCTTGACGGGAATAGTTATATCCAGACAGATGGCAGCGACGGCGGGAATATCACCGTTGGCGGCACATCGCTAACAATCGATATATCAACGACATTTACCGATTCGATTTCTGGCATTGCAACCTTTTCGGGACAAACCGCCAGTAGCACTCAAACGCTTACTGATGGAAGTTCGATTGCTTGGGATATGAATAGTGGGGATATTGCTACCGTCACGCTGGCTGGCAATAGAACGCTTGCTAATCCATCCAATTTGGAAGTAGCCACCTATATACTAATCGTCAAGCAGGATGCCACTGGAAGCCGCACACTGGCTTATGGGACGGATTACAAATGGTCCGGGGGAACCGCACCAACGCTTTCAACAGCCGCGAATGCAGTAGACCTTATTACGTTCTTTTGTGACGGCACTAACCTCTACGGGGTGATGCAAGGAGATTTCCACTAATGTTTCTATCGCCGGTATGTCAACTTCACAAAGCCAGTGGCGGAGGTGGGGGCTTGGCGGCTCTGACCAGTGGGGCCGGGTCAAGTTTGCGAAATGATTATACTGGTTATGTCGGCTTTGCCTTCACCCCAACACGATTGCTTACGGTATCCTCACTGGGACGATGGGTAGTCAGCGGAAATTCGCAAACGCACTCAATAGGGATATGGACTACTATCGCACTTATCGCGTCGGCGACTGTAAATTGTTCGGGAGCGACACCTGCCCAGTATCTTTACCACACACTCGGCACACCACTGATCCTTGCAACAGGAACCCAATATTACCTTACGAGCACCGAAACCAGTGGAGGGGATGAGTGGTATAACGTGTTTTCAGGCAGTAGCACCTCCGATCTCGTTATTAACTTCGCGTGTTACGGTACTGGCCCTGCTACACCCGCATCGAACGTCGGGGCCGGGGTATGGGTCCCTCCCAATTTTCAATATACATAAGGATCAATTATGCCAATTACAGGACAACCAGTTTCAGTTTACGATTCCTACTGGATGACAAACTTGACTATTAGTAGCGACGGAGTTGGCGGGGATCATTGGGAGTTTAAAGGCTAAGGTGCAGTCGCTCGCTCAGGAAAATGGTTTGATCTAATACCACGCTAAATACGTGGTATGGCAACTATCAATGTCCCAGTAATCAATTCAACCACCCCCGGCTCTACAATCCCAGCCGCAAATAGCCTTGTCCTCTCTGATGGCAGTGGAAATATTGCCGTTACTGCGGTGAACTGTTCCGCCCTCATCAGCAGCGGAACCATCCAAGGCAATGTCGTTTCGCTTACCGCATCAGCGACTGCCGGGGCGGCAACCGACTATCTCTGTAATGCCACGTCCGCCGCTATCGTTCTGACAATGGCACTAGCAAGCCTCTATCCCGGCGCAGTCCTCAACGTCATTAAAACCGATAGCGGCGCTAACACGGTAACGATCAGCGGGGCATCAGGCGTTAGCAGCATCATGAGCCAATGGGGGCGCATCAGGATCGTATCCAACGGCACAACCTGGATTGCCACGAACTAACCCTAAATACAACTAAAGGGAATTTACTATGGCAGCAACAAAATACACAGTCGGATACGGTTCAAAAGTCTACTACGCAACTAACACCGCCGGAACTCCAGGCTCCTACACCGTAATCGGGCAAACCCTCGACATTAAGGGACCGGATTCCGAAGTAGGCGATATCAAGCTGACGAACAACGATTCCCCCTATAACACAAAAGAGTATGCGCCGGGCATGGTAGAGCCGGGAACAATTGGCTGGGAAATGGTGTTTGATGACACGATTCACGCAACGCTTTACGCGCTATTCGGCAACCAAACGCTCTACTTTTGGAAAGAGGTCTTTACGGATGGCAGCACGATGGTCGCTCCCGGATATCTTAAGAAACTCCCTATCACAACGAAGACCGAAGATGAGGCGGACATGGTGTCCGTTGAGGTCAAGCTAACCGGCCTAGCAGTGTTCACCGCAGGATCGTAATGCCTCGCTTTACCAAAGATCAACTGACCGCAAAGGGACTTCGCAGGCGCGAGGTCTGCATTCCTGATACCGATGGAACAGTGACGATACGCGAGCTATCAACGGCGGAGGTCCGCGAGTATGCGGACAAGTTCGACACCGCGAAGGATGAATCAATCCAACAGCTCGATATCCTTGCCGACCTGATTGTGCGGGGCGTTATCGACGAACACGGAAAACCAATGTTCGATAACGCCACCGAAGTGAAGTCGATGAGCATGGCGGTTATCAGCCACCTGGCAAAAGAAATCTCCAAGTTGTCCGGCATGAGCATGGACAGCGACGAAAAAAAAGTAGACGCCAGCAACTAACCGACGACCGCGATTTATTCTTTGCCTTCCATCTATGCCGCGAGCTGGGCTACCCACATCCTGATTACCTTTTTGAAGAACTCACTAACCGCCAATGGCAGGACTGGTGCATGGTCTACCAGATGGAACCATTTGGTGATTACCGAGACGATCTTCGGATGGCGCGGCTCGCCTGGGCAACGCTGCAAGCCGGTAATAAAAAGACCCTCAAGGAAACTGACTTCCTATTTAGCTGGAAACACAACGAACGTCCGTTGACGCCGCAGGACTATAAGGCGAAAGCGATGCGGGCCTGGACGGGCGGCGGCGGCGGATTGATCGTTAAACCGTCTGGCTAAATACCACTATATGTCAAATAAAGTGATGAGCAATTTGTCCGTTGGTCTGTTTGGCGACGTTTCAGATTTCGCGCATAAATTCGGGCATGAAGCGAAAGACGCCGCGAAAGGTTTTGGCGATTCGTTAAAAGAAACTGGCTCCAAGGCTCTCGAACTTACCGGCATAGCTGGGATGGTCGGGGTTGCCTTTGAGGCGGTTATGGACATCGCCAAAGGGTTCAAGCTGGCCGCCGAGTTTGACAAGGCTAGCGTTTCACTGGGAGCCTTTATCGGCAACTCCGAACAGGCGAAGGAAGTTCTAACCCAATTAAAAGAATTCGGAGTAAGGAGCCCGTTTGAATTCGGAGACCTCGCGAAGACGGCGCAGAAGTTATCCGCCTTCGGGGTCGAGGCAAAGCAATTGGTGCCGACGATCAATATGCTTGGCAACATAGCGGCCGGAACGGGCGGCAACGTCAATGAGCTTGCCGAAATGTATATCCGAGTCCAGGAAAACGGCGTGTTAGCTGGACGGGAAATCCGTGAGTTCACTAACGCCGGTATCCCGCTTACCGCCGCGCTTGCGAAGTCTCTCGGCAAAACTCCACAACAGATTCACCAGATGGGAGAAGCCGGGCGTATCACGTTCCCGATGGTGCAAAAAGCATTTATTGGGATGACCTCGCAAGGTGGCGCATTCAATAACATGCTCCAGAAGCAAGCTGGAACGATGAGCGGGTTATGGTCTTCAGTCACTCATACTGTTGACGACGACCTGGAAAAGATTGCCGCATCGTTTAGCAAGGGATTCGGAGCCGGCGGCGAACAGGGTGAAAAACTGATATCGGTTCTGAATACTATCGGTGATGTATTCTCGAAATTGGCGTTCTATTTCGGCAAAGGATTGGACGTAATCGCGTTTGCGTTTCAATACGTTAGTGACAAGGCTCATGCGTTCCTCGATACGTTCGATTCGGCTAGACAGGCTATGGAATGGCTTAAAGCGAATGGATGGCTTGACGGCGGCGATGTAAAAAATGGGGTTATCCCGGCTCCGAAGATTGATGGGAAGCTTTCACCGATGAGCCTCGAAGTCCACCCGCATATGGATAAGACCCCGTTGATTAAATGGGGTTCGGCGGAAATGTCACGGATACAGCAAGAGTGGGCGGGACAGTTCCCGAAGGTAGTGGCAAAGAAACCGGAACAAGCACCGGGAACTGTGCCGCTAACTGGCGCGCAAGTCAACGCCATGAAGGGTGGCTTTGAGGCGGCGAAAAAAGGTAAGTTCGAGGACTACATTAAGCAGATCATGAGCAACGTGGTCTTCATCCATAACGGTAAAGACCTTAACGAGCAAAGACGGCTATCGACTCTAAACTCAACAACCTCATCGGGGGATACAGAAAACACCTGGGTCGATTCGCATGGCGTTCGGCATAGGCAATCAGATACTCCAGACCATGCACAAAACTGGTTCGGTCGCGCTGGGACTGCCGTTTTGCCCCGCGTTGTTCCCGACCCCGATGCCAAGAGTGGTGCCGGTAAACGAGCCTGGGATGAGCTAGGAAAATCACGAGAGCAAGCAAAGCAGGATATGTACAAGGCTAATGACTACCTCTACAAAATTTGGCAACAGGGACAGAATATTCAAACCGTGTCGATAGTGGGGCAATAAGGGGAATTACCGAATGGCATTAGTAAAAGTATCACGAGAAACTTGGCGCAGTTATTCAGTGGACCTCGGGCGCGAGCTACAAGCCACCGAATACTACATTGTTTATTTCGATGCGCCCACTACTCCCATTGCGGCGGAAATGGCGGAAGGCATACCGCTCTATACCCAGCCTCATCCCGATGACTCCCGGCGACTGTTAAAACAGAAGCGACCGCAAATGGTCGGGGAAGAATCCAACCGAATGCACTGGGAAGTCCAATGCGATTATTCCAACCTGGTGAATCCCCAGCCAAATCCATTGCTGCGGCCGGCCACAATCCAATGGGATTTCGATAATGCCACGGAAGATTATGCGTACGATTACGCATCAGAATATCCCAGTGCGTCGAATGATTACGGGCCTATCAGCGGCAATCAGCCGGTAGTCAACACGGCGGGCTCTCCCTTCCCGGCCGTGCGCGACGCCGGAACATGGTCTGCGAACTACAGTAAAAATGTGGCTCCATCATTTACGATTGCCTCTGAAATAAATGTGATGGAATGCGTGAACAACGATAACTTCCCGTTTGACGGTGCAACGATTGCACAGTATTCGGCAAAGATCAGTGGCGGAAGTTTATCGGTGATACAGACTGAAAACGGTTTTCAATTCAGGACTGTTACTTACAAAATAAAATTCAAAAATAACGGGTGGATCGACTACATCGCCAACTTTGGCTTGGAAGATTTATTTAGCGGGGGCGGCAAGCGGAAGGCGATTGTGCTGCCGGCGACTTCCGACAGCCCTGCCGAAAATGCCACTACGCCGTGGCCCTTGGATGAGGACGGAATCGCTTATGCGACCGCGACAACGAAGCCTGATAGGCTATCATTCTACCCGTATCACACTACCGCATTTGCTCCGATCTTTATCACGCCAGCGTATACCGTATTTGGCGGGGGATTCATTTAATGGCGGACCAGTCGGACAATCAGAATTTCCTCGATAACGCATCAGTTATCGCGCTGGCGAAGATGTACAAAGACAGCTTGCGCGACAATGTAAACACTGTCACAAATAGCAACGCCAAAGGGCAACGGGCTCCGCAATACTTTTATGGCACTATCGTTAATACCGGCCCATTGGGAACGGAAGCGGATTACACCGATGCTCGCTACTGGGTTCAGCGACAACTGCCGTCCAATAGCGGGGGAGCCGTCACGGACGCGGCGACGTTTACGGCGGCAACTACTCCAATTGCCCAGACGTTTACCGCCACTAATATGTCAGAGATTGCCTACAGCACTCACTCGATACGGGTTGGAACGGTAGTTAAAATATTCTGGGAGTTTGATTTCACAACTCCCAACCCGACCCCCCGACACCTTATTGAAAGTCCCTCGCCTGGACTAATCCCAGTCAGTATCTATAGTACCGGCGGATCGGATGGCGCTTGGGACGGCGGGACCAGCACCTTTACTTTCCCAAGCTACACCTACAACGCCACGGACGTATTCAATAGCAACTCGCTGGGGACGGGACTCACTCCGGTGATGAGATTGTTTCGGGGTAGTTGTGCCGCCGCAAGTAACGGTATGGGATACTTTCACTCCGGCGCGTTTGTGCTTCTTTTTACCGATGAGAGCCCGAACGTAGACCCATGTGATAATTATGATGGAGCTACCGGAGATTTGTAAATGGACGCACCTGATGGCAAGTGGCTGTTAAATAGGTTCACTGACTGGGGTGGTGGCGGGGCAGGAGCCTACGACCAACCCGACGCAAGCCAGCTGGTTAAAAAGGAAAACGGGCATTGGGTAATGCACCGTCCCAACCAGTGCCGGACGTGCTGTTGCTCCATGACTAATGTCACCATTTGTCCTGGCTCGCAAAATTCCAATGGCGTATTACTCAACAACCTCCCGTTTTTCGCACAGATAATTATTACCGGGGCAACGCTCGCAACTGAAACCTGTATCTCGTCAGCATGTTATCCGCTATCGGAGCCTGACGACCCAAGTCCACTAACCGGCATCAATGTTGTTCAGCCTAATGGTTGGACCGATTTCCCCAACGGCACATTTTGCGTTGGTGGACCTTCAGCGGGCTACGGTCCCGATACTGGAACCGCAGGCTTTGCATTTATCGAATATTACGGAAGAACGGATACGCCGGGGATTGTTGTCTTCGATGAAGGTGGCTGCACCGGCACTGTTGATTATTTTGAAAACTGCGGCGAGTTTGGCGGGTGGACAGATATTTATCTCGATCTAAAGATTTGGTTGGCAGCCGACGGGACGCCCGACTACACCCATACTGGCGGCGGATGGATGGTTAGGATGCTCAATACAATGTGCGATGCGGAGGACTGCGGAATTTACGCTTCACTTTTTGCCAATAACTTCAGTGGCTTTGTCAACACAAGTCAACCGTGCTTAACCGATCCGGGGACGTTCACAAACTCGCTTGGCATTGGTGATTGTATTCAAGAGGGTGGGTTTGCCCAATACAACGGAATGGCGACTGACGCGCCTTACTACAAGATCGGAGTCGTAAACGACGGAACGGCGGCGGTTACATTTTGCGAGTGCAACGTATACAGCGACAGCACGTACACCTGTCCTCCGGGACCAATTATTGATTATTCTCTGAAAGCGCGAAGCGTTGCTACGGATCGCCCGATTACAACGAAGATTACGACTGACGAATATGGGACTCCACCACCGACAAGGGCGTTTGGAGCGGACTGGCCGCCAATGGGTAGATGGGATAGTGATCGAACGGTACTTGCTACGCAAAGCGTACTTGCCGTCCGCCGACCTTGCGGTGATTGCCAACGAAAGAAACCCACCTAACAAATTATCAGGGCACGAAGCTTTGTGCCAGTCTCAACTTGTGATTATTCTGGAATAATCACGAAAATGTAGCTTGCACTCAATCCCCCAACTTGATCCCGTGTTCTTATCGCAATAAGGAAATGGTTTCTTTAATGTGATAAGAACCACGAACCGGAGATACGGCAATGGCTACGACAACGAAGACTGCGAACAAGCGAGCAGCGACTGCGAAGGTTGCCTCTAAGGCTTCCTCTAAAAAGGTCACAAAGGCGTCCCAGGTGTCCGCCAAGGCGTCTAAAGGGAAGGAAGCGGTAAAGACCGCAACACGGGTCAAACATCCCCAGGAGCGTTCCTGGGGGCTCTCAAAAGAGGAAATCGCAGAGTTACTCAAGCTCAAGATGAACAGCCGCAACCCGTTCCGCGAGGGCAGCTCATATCATGCGGTTACTCAGGTTCTTTTAACTCGCTTTGGGACAATGGTGGCTTTGGATAAAATTATAGCAGAGTATCCGAAGGTCATTGGAGCGGAAGCGTTCAGGGCGTTCAAAGCGAAGGCGGCAAGGAATGAAAACGGGAAGGACTACCAGTCCCGTATTCAGCAGAACCTTGACGTTGTAGGACGGGAAAAGGACTACGGTCTTTGTCTTGTTCAGTTGGGCATGGAGGTGAAGCGAGAGAAGTCCGACAAGGGAATTTCGTACGGGCTCTTTCAACGCGGACGGCAACGGGTTGGATAA